CACCCTTTACCAGGAGCCCCCATGTTCACCGAACTCCACCAGTTGGCGCGCGCCAACTGGTGGAGTTCGGTGAACATGGGGGCTCCTGGTAAAGGGTGGGTCAGGCAGCAGCACGCAGGCTGGGGCGCGCATTCGCTGCGTTGATTGCGGCCGTGCGCAGCGGTGCACGTTGTTGGATGGCGGATTGCAGGCGCTGGTAAAGCGCCATTTCCGCGAGGCTGCCCGCCGGGGCGCGAGAGTTGGCGTAGTCGTCCTCTGCAACTGCAGCGGCGCGCCAGATGGCGAGTTCGGCCTCAAGCGCGGAGACGCGCTGCTCGAGGAGGGTGGTGCTGGCGCTCATCCCTGCACCTGCGCGAAATGCTGGTCCTCGACAAGGCGGTCGAGCTCGTCGAACAAGTCTTCGGGACGACGGTCATTTCGAATTTCCCAATCGCCAACGCACACCGCAATCCCCAGCTCGCTGCTGTGCTCGACAACGCGGCGGGCAGCGTTGCGACGAAGATGAACGATCACGCCACGGTGCTTGCGGATCATCGAAGCTTCGTTCTCCTCGCGCACGTCAGAGATCACCAACGCGCGCCCGAGCGTGACGTGCTCGGCCAGCACCTTGTCTTCGGCTAGGCGTACCCAAATCTCAGGATGGACAAGTCGCCGGCCCCACTCGGTGCCCAACGACTGCATGAGTTGACGTGGTGACTTGTCGAGGCCCGGCAGAATTTCTTCCTTCAGACCGTGTTCGAAGTCCTTCGGCTCCAGCGGCAGCGCCGCCAGCAACATCGCGCGGATTGGGTCGGCAAATGCGATCTGCCGGAATCCGTGGGCAGCGCGCAGGTAGCCTGCGGCCGTGTCTTTTCCAACGCCGGCGTTGCCGGCAAGTCCGATCAGCATGTCGGTGCTCCTGTTGGGTTAGTCGAGGTCGTTGGCCTGCAGCTTTTTCAGATCAACGGCGGGAGAAAAGCGGGGGCGTGGGGCTTTGCGATGCGCCCTGCGGTGCGCGCGCAGTGACCGTGCGAGCTGTCGCCGAATGGCCGGTATGTCGACCTGCTCCTCGGCGCGGCCGCTACCGCGCACGCGTAGGAACTCGGCGATCAGATCGGCACGAGAAAAGCGCACGCGACTCATCGCAGGTTGGTGATTTCGGGCGCCACTGCACCGGCGAGGCCGAACAGCACGAAAAGGACGGCCAATGCGAGTACGGGGCGCGTGGACAGATGGCTTTGGGCGAGCCGGTCAACGAACGAAGGCGTAAGGTGGTTCATGCCGGCTCCTTCGGGACGCTATGAGCGGCAGATGCTTCGGCCTTTTCCAGCGCTCCTTCGCGGGTGCACGAAATCTTGAGGTTCACGCGGCCTTTGCGGAACGTCGGGCTTGGGTATGGGCCGCAATCGCGGTCGATCACGCGCCATCCTGAACGCAGCAGTGCGGTGGCAAGCCTCACCTCATCGCTACCCATATGCCCGCTGTAACGGAGCGTGGAACTTGAGAAATCGCGAGAAATGCTCTCGCCGAAAAGGCGATAGCCGTTCCGCTCGATGGCCGCGCGGTCAAGCTGCAGCGCGGTCAGAGCTTTTGCCATCGCCTTGATCTCTGACATGCGGGCTCGATGCCGTTCCTCTTCGTGCAGGATGGCTTGCTGCAACAGTGGAAGGGCGCAGCGCTCTTCGAAGGTCGGGTATCTCTTCGTCATGGCCGACCTCATACGCCGCGCGGAGTTGCCACGCGCGCGCGCGCATCGCGTTGTGCCTCTTCATCGAGGTGTAGTGCGAATGCATGGAATGCGAGCGCCACGAAGATTGCGACGGTGTACTTCACGAAACCTGGAAGCTGGCGGATGAGACGCACGACATTTCTCCTGTGCTTGAACAGGATGAAGTAAAGCATGCTTTATTTTAAGAATCAAGCATGCTTTATTTTTGCGCGTGTCTATTCGCTACGGGAACCGCTCTGTGCGTCCGAGGGGAGGTCTTGTAGGTGGCGCTGCAAAGACAGGAGTGCAAAGCGGCTTGCGTTAGCCGCTTCCCTAAGATCGTGTCTGTAGTGCCCACCTACGGCGATCACAGGCGCCGCTGAAGTGCTTCTTGGATGAAGCACCGCGACGATGCCGTCGTAGTCGCCTGACTTGACGTGTGTTGTGATGATCTCGAGCGCCCTTAGCAGGTCTCGCCGGTAAGCGGTCTCTAAGGAACTGTGGTCTGTGACGGTACGCGCGACGCTGTGTCGGCGGTCCACCGGGAAGCTGATGACGTTGCCCATTCTGCGTGCGATTCGGCCCTGGGCAAGGCGCCGCAAGGGAGTCGGCTCGCAGGCGTTCGTGCCCAAAGGCAAAAACTGCCCATTCTTTGGGCCGGCAACAGGCAAAAGAAAACCCGCACGAAGCGGGTGTTGCGGTTAGGCGGCGTTTTTCTTACGGCGCTTTGCGGGGGGCTTTTCCCACTTGTTCACCAAGTAGGCATCGGCCGGGGCAGTCCCCGCGTCTGGGAACGCGTCGGCGCTCCGTTTGGTGCTGGCTGCAGTAGCCCGTTCCTCTGCGCGTTCGATCTCCGATTCCAACTTTGCCTCTACGAACGCCAGCTCTTCCGCAGGCAATTGCGTTACGCGAACCAAGCTAATCCGCGAGAACGGCCATGAAGGGGTGGGTGTGGAGGCTGTCGCCACGGGCTCGCCTTCGCCGGTGGCCAGCCAGAAATGGTCCACGCCGAGGAATCGTGCAGCGCGTGCGGAGTTCTCGGCAACCAGGGCCTTCGTATTGCCCAGCAACACCTGCCCGACCGCCTGTTCAGAGATGTGCAGGGCGGCGGCGAGCTCTTGTCGAGTCCGCTTAGCGATGGTGAGGGCGTGCTGAAGGCGATCGCCGTAGGTTCCTTTCATGAGTAAAGCATACTTACGTAGGGATAAAGAATGGTTGATGGTGTTCCGAAAGAATGCTTTAATCCGCCGCATGCAGAAATCGCACGCGATCCGAATCCTCGGAGGGACACCGGTTGCAGCAGCTCGTGCAATCGGCGTCACAACACAAGCGCTCTCCCAGTGGCCCGCAGTGCTGCCGCCACGTCTCGAAGATCGCGTTGTCGCCGCCGCGGCGCGCCTGTACCTCAGCCCCCAGCTGACTGCAGTGCTTACCGGCAACGCCGCAGTCAATGGGGGCACCGCGCACTAGCCGGCGAGGCCCTGTAGTGGATCGCGTGCGGTCGATGAGTTGAATCGTAGTGGCCGGCCCCGCGCATGAAAACGGTCGAATTGAGGGAGGTTTACCGTGACCCATTTGTATTCCGATGTAAGCGAACACGAAGCGCTGTATAACGCGGCGCGAAAATATCCCCGTGGCATCGAGGGGTTGGCCGATGCGTTGTCGGCGCGCCTGAACAAGCGCATTTCGCCGAACGTTCTGCGCAACAAGCTCCGTCCGGGCATCGACACACACCATGTCACGCTCGAGGATTTCTCGCTGGTGCTGGAGCTCTGCGAGGAGGCGCGCGTCGATGCAGCAATGCAACCGCTTGATGCGCTTTGCTGGCGGCACGGCCGCGTGGCAGTCGAAATCCCCGAGGCTGATCCGCACGACCCGAATCCCGCGCGCACCGTCTGCCAGGTGATGGCAAAGATTGGCAACGTTGCTGAGACGGTCGCGCGTGCTGCAGAGGATGGCGTCATAACAGAAGCCGAGCTCGAAGCGATCGAGGGCGATTTCTTCCGTGCACAGGCAGCGCTGGCAAGCTGGCATGCCGCGATTCGCGCGCAGGCTCAGGCGCAGTCGAGCAAGCGCTAAGGGGAGGCCAGATGGCAACGACCAAGTCGACCCTCGCCGCTCAAGCGCGCAAAGAGCGCCACGTGCGCAAGAAAATCGAGGTGCACCTCGAAGAGAATCCCGGCGAGCGATTCAGCGAAACGCAGATCGGCCGCCTGTTCGGCCTTACTGGCGGCGCCGTCAAGCGCGTCATGGCCTGGCTGATGGCACACAACCCGCGCATCGTCACGTGCGGCGGCTGTATCCGGCACTACCAGGCACTACATGTCAGCGGTCCACGTCGACGCGGCGACGGTGATTTGCGTGGGTACACCGACAAGCTATTCAGTGCGGCCGAGCTGAGCATGTCGCTGCGCGGAGCGCGCTGGCGCCTCGATCGGCCTGCAGGCTGGCGACCAGGGCAAGTCGCTGCATGACGCAACGGCAGGCTGGCGCAAATACACAGGGGCTGCGGTTCGGCCCCGAATTCAACTGCTGCAAACAGGCCCGCGTGGCCGCAGGCCTTGCCTGTGACCGGCCCACGCAGCAGTGCTGCGCGTGGCACCACATCCGCCTGGTGGTGCGCCACCGCGGCGAGTCCCCCTTGATTCTGTTTGCCGAGCACTTGCTGACCAAATGTCAGTGGTCGCTTGGCGAGGTGTTCTTTTCGTTCAACGCGGCCGGCGAGTCTTCATCGCTGTCCGTGGCGTGCGCCAAGCAATGGCGCGCCATTCCTACTGCGGCCGATCGCGCCGCATATCGCAACCAGATCAGCGCCGCAACGTCGCAGGAATTTCTCGCGACGTTCGACGTGCTTTGTGAGGCCGATAGCGGCCATAGATGAGGTTCCACATGGATTATCCGATTGCACCAATCCACGCGGTGCAGGACGAGGGCAGGGCAGCGTTTTTCGCAGGCCTGCCACGCGATGCTTGCCCATATACCGACGGGAATGAGCACGCGCTCGCATGGGGCGCGGGCTTCGCTAACGGCTTTCGCGTCTACGCGGCACGGCGGCAACCGAATATTGACGTGGTGTTCGCATGAGCGCCGCGTTCGTAATCACCAGCGAGGAGTGGCAAGCGCTCGCTGGTGTCGACCACCTCGCTTGCCGGCTGTACCTGTCGCTACGCCGCTGCATGGATTTCCGAACGGGTGTGGTGGGCGGCCCGCACAAGGCGGTGTCCTGGCAAGCCCTACGCGAAGACTGCGAGGTACCTGGCCGGCCAGGCGTTCGGCATTTCCGCCCCACCGAGCAGATGTTGCGCCGACGTGTTGACCAACTGGAAAAGTGCGGCCTACTGCGGCGCGTTAGTGAGGGGCTGATCCTCAAATTTCGGATGCTCCTGGCTCGTACGGATTCGTCTGTCCAGAAAAAAGCCGGAGGGGGTGCGAGAGGGGAGAAAAAGCCGAAGCAGCCCAATACTGGCGCGGATGCGCGGCGGTTATCCACATCGCGAAGTTTGCGAAAAGCCGACACACATCCGAACCCCGGTAAAACCTCTAATCCTTCCTCACCTTCCTTTTCCGATTCGGCGGAGGAGGAAGAGCGAGAAATCACCCCAAGCCCTCCGGTCGATGCAGTGATGCGCGAGGGCGACGCGACGCAGCGGCGCCAGCTCTCAGAGCAACGTGAGCGCGACGCAGACGCGGTAGGGGATGGCCCTGCGGGCCAGCTTGCAGAGGGTCAACATGACGCGGAGCCAGCGTGGTCGCCCGTGCTGGCGTGGCCGCGACGCATTCCGTTGCATGAGCGTGCGGCCGTGGCGCACCAGCTTGCCGTGCTTCCGCACAGCGTGCGCCAGCGCGTGCTCGACGAGTGGGACGGCGCGATGGACACCGGGCAGATCAGGCGTCCGTGGTTGTTTTTCGAGAGCGTCGTGGGATGGGCGGGCGGACCGGGTTGGCTGCCCGAGCACGCAGACCGAGTGGCGGAGCGCCGGATGCAGGCAAGCGCGGTGGCTTCGCTGGTGGAGCGGCAGCGCGAGGTTCCGGTCGCGGCCAGCGCCACGCCGGTCGGCTCGCTGACGGTTGCGCGTATGCGGAAGTTGGTCAAGCCACGAGGTACGCGATGACGCCGGAACAAGCCTTTGCCGAAGCCGTGGAGCAGATGCCGCGTCGTGTGTCAGGCGCCGATAACTGGAGCTCGCGCGCGGTGTTCTGGACCGCAGTGCGCGCAGGCGCGGCGGCGCTCGCCCAGCCGTGGGCAGACGTGCACGACAGGTGGGCACAGCTTTGGGCCATTGCGTCCGAGGAGCATCTACCGCCTATCCCTGGTGCCGCGCACGTCGGTGCGCCGCCTTCGCAAGCAGCAGCTGAGCGCGGGCTCAGCGAGATCAAATCCATGGTTGGCCTTAACAGGGGGAAAGGGCATGTACACCGCTAATCCGGCGCCACCGCGTGCATCCGCGTTGCAGGGCTACCCGTACGACGCGCTCGACGATCTGCTGTACGACTGGTTTCTGTGGGAGTGCACGTACAGCACAACGCGCGGATATTCGTCGGTCGACAAGACGTGCGCAGCCTCCGGCAGTTCACGGCAATGGGAAAGCACCGATGCCATCCTCGAGGACAGCGTGTGTGCGTGGCAGATGAAGCAACTCGACGCGTGCATTGACGAGCTGTCCGGCGATTACCAACTCGCCATCCGTGTGCAGATGCGCAACCGTCGTGGGCCGGAGGTGTGGCGGAACCCGCGCGCGCCGGTTCGCCAGCATGAGGTGTACGCCCAGGCCAAGGTATCGCTGCGACCAATTCTCCATCGGCGCGGCGTCGAAGTTGAGATGGAGTGTTGACATCGTCAAATCGCAAGCCTATATTCCGCCCCGTGGGACGACGCACGTCCCTACCAAACGCAAAGCCTGACCCTCACCCGGTCGGGCTTTTTTGTTGTCAGTCACAGATGGAGCCCCGAGCGCGGAAGCACTCGGGGCTTTTTCTTTTCCGTATCGGAGTTGCCGCATGCCACGCAAGGCACCGCGCCCGTGCCGGCAGCCCGGATGCCCCAAGCACACGGCACCAGGTAGCGCCTACTGCGCAGAACACGCGGCCAAGCGTCGTGCCGCGGAAGACGTGAGACGCGGCAGCGCGGCGAGTCGCGGCTACGGCGGCAAGTGGCAACGCGAGCGGCTCGAGTACCTCAAGCGAAACCCGCTGTGCGTGGCGTGCAAGGAGGCTGGTCGCGTGGTGCTAGCCAAGATCGTCGACCACAAGGTGCCGCACAAGGGTGACCAGAAATTGTTCTGGGATCGGAAGAACTGGCAGTCGATGTGCAAGCCGTGTCATGACCGCAAGACGGCGAGCGAGGACGGCGGCTTCGCCAACCCTCAGCGCTGAGCGTGATGCGGCGAGGCGGGC